TACGGAAAAAAGAAAGGTCGTCCATCAAAAAAGAAATCATCTATGAAAAAGAAATCTCGCAAAGGTGGAAAAAGAAGAAAGTAATAGTGTCGCACTAAATGTAGAATTAGTCGGCATAAAAAATTTAAAGACCACGCACACCTGGCGAATAGAATTTGATGTATATGAAATTGATAGTAGCAAGGTAAAAGAATTAATGGATATGATTAATAAACCTGTTTCAATGGGGTTAGTGGAAATAGATGGATAAACAAACCGATAACAGAGCGTCTAATGGGCAGTTCAAGAAAGGTAACAAATTAGGTAATCGCTGGGAGAAGGGTACGTCAGGGAATCCTGAAGGCAGGAGAAATGCTTACACGGATTTAATAAAAGATGTTAGCTTCACTAAGTCCAATGATAAAGAACGTAGAGAGATAATAGTAAATAAATTATTTCAATTAGCAGAACGTGGTGATTTAAGAGCAATACAATTTATAGTAGAGAGACTAGAAGGGAAAGCATTGGAGCGTCAAGTTAGAACTAATAAGAGTGAACCGATACAGGTAATGGTAATAGATGAATGAGTATAACATAACCTTAAAAAAGAACAAAGGTAATATAAAGTTCTTTACTGATAAGTCTGTGCAATCATTGGCTTGGGGTAATCTTGTTAGTTATATAGATGAATTCTTATATAAAAACAGAAATAGTTATTCTTTTTTTTATGGAGAGTTTTCTATGAGGCTACATTGTTTTTACAATATACAAAATAAAATAAAAGACCAGTATAAAACATTTATGGATATGTTGGGCGGCTTGGGTTGCACTGGTAAAATATTTCAAGTCAATCAAGAACAAACTTATTTGAATGACCTGGATAAAGATTGCTACGAATTGTTGATTAATAATTTCAATCCTGATAATATAACTAATAAAGATTCTAGTAGCTATGATTTTAAAGATGAATACGACCTGGTGTTGAGTGATTTTAATAATTTAACTATAGCCAGGACTGAATCAGACTATAAAACATTTTTAGACGGCATGTTTAATAATGCTAAAAAGTTCGTTGTTATCACTGAGTGTTCGATATTTCATTTAAAATACGGCAGGAAGTCTTATGAAAATTATGAGCGGTTAATGGGAGTTGTAATGGATGAGCATACAAAGAAAGGTTTTTTCAGAGCCTTAAAAAAATATTATCAAAAGCTGTATCCAGAATGGCACTTGGTGCATATTGAGTATTTCCACGCCAGTGCCTACCTTTTATTTGCTAAAAAAAACGCAAAGTTGACTATCAATCTGAATGATAGAAACGATATGATTGCGGAGCCACCAGTTAGCATCTCTGAGAATCAATTAAGTTTATATGATTAAATGGAAACTAAACACAATAAGAAAACAAATACTGCAACACGAATCGAGGTTCAAGGTCATTGTGGCTGGTCGGAGATGGGGGAAGACTGTACTATCACTTATGTATTTATTGAAAGACCCATTTCAGCAAGCAGAGCGGAGGTGGTTTATTACCCCGACCTACAGGCAAGGAAAGATGATAGTGTTTCCTGTACTTCGACAAATGTTCCAAGGATTTGTTGGTGCTAAATTAAACGAAAGTGAGATGTCTGTTATGTTTGATAACGGAGCAGAGTTGGCAGTTAAGGGAGCAGACAACGAACATAACCTAAGAGGTGTTGAGCTAACAAAATGCGTAATGGATGAGATGGCTTACATCAAACCTCACGTCTGGGAAGAGATTGTCTATCCCATGTTAGCTACTACCCAGGGCAGTGTATTATTTATTGGAACACCTAATGGGTATGATGTGATGTATGATTTATATACCAGGGGGCAAGCAGAGCCAGATTGGGAGTCCTGGCAATTTACAACTCTTGAAGGAGGGTTCGTACCTGCTGATGAGATAGAAAGAGCTAAAAGAACTATGGATCCTGTATTATTTAGGCAGGAGTTTGAAGCTTCTTTTGAAACGACAGGTAATAGGGCAGCTTATAATTTTGATAGAAATGTGCATGTAAAACAAGCAAAAGAATTATCTACTACATTATGGTGGGGTGTTGATTTTAATGTAGATTATATGACAGCGGTCTTAGCATGTCAGTATAGCGATAGTACTATACATTATTTTGATGAGTTAAGACTTAAAAACAGTAACACTGAAGAACTGGCTGTTAAAATGAAGAGTATAACTCCCAGTATTGAGTGTTATCCTGATCCCGCTGGTTCTGCCCGATCTACTACCTCAAGACGTTCCGATCATCAAATACTCAGAGACCACGGGTTTACCATACGTGCAAAGAAATCGCACCCCAGCCATATTGATAGATTAAATGCTTTGAATAGAAAATTATTAGACGCAGAAGGGAACGTAGGCATGACAATAGATCCCAGTTGCGTACATTTAATTAAAGACCTTGAACAATGTCAAAGAGATAAAAGGGGAGGACTAGATAAGGCTGACATGGAGCTGACACATGCTCTGGATGCGTGTTCTTATGCAATTAGTTATAAATTCCCAGTTCTTAAGAGAATTGGTATAAGTAAAGGATGGTAAAGTATGTATAGTTTTGGTAGGACAGTAAACCAAGTAGTTATTCCCGAGTTATCTGAACAGATAATATTGAAAACATTAACAGACGCAGAAAAAGCATTTGAAGATGAAAAAGACGCAGAAAGGAAAACAGCATTAGATTTTTATTATAATGAAAATTTAGATAAACATCTTGAACAGTGGTTCAATAGTGAATCATTACAACAAATACCTACCTTTCCCCAGAAAATAGTTCCCAGGTTCGCCAGGGCTAGAATGATGCTATATAAAAACCCACCAAAAAGATTAATCAACGGACAAGAAGATGATGATTACAGAGAAAAAGCTTACATGTTAGATAATAAAGCTAGGCAATTCTCTGAGTTAGCTTGGTTATTGGGGCATTGTCATTTAAAAACTAGGTATAATGAAAGAAGAGAAAGGTTAGAATATGAAATACTGCCTTTTGTAAAAGAGTATTACATTGATGGAGAAACTGAACCTTATGGCTATAGTTGGGAAATAGATAAAGGTTCGGGTAATGACCGCATGTTTGTTTTTTGGTCTGAAGATAGAGAAGGAATCCCTGGGATGCATTTTAAATTTAGTCAAAAGGGAAACAGAATAGCAGTAGTAGGTAATGAAGATATGATTAACCCTTATGGCATAGTTCCTGTGAGCAGAGTTGAATACTCTAGTACTTCGCAAGACGTGGTCAGGGCTGCAGTGCAAATAGGTATAGCTATGACTGAAATAGCTTTGAGTGTACGCAGTAGATTAGGGCAACCAGTTTTTACAGGGATAGACGAAGGGCAATCAGTTATTAAATCAGGAATAGATTCAGCTTTGATATTGCCAGAAGGGGCAACCTTTCAATATGTATCTCCTAGCGGTGGTTTAAATGAAATGATAGACAGTGTGAAATCAATGGCTAATCAAACCGCAGAAAATAATCACCTAAGAATAAGATGGGGTGAGTCGGGAGGCAACTCACCCTCGGGTGAAGCACTCAGGATATTAGAAATAGAGAACCTTGAATCTCGTGAATCTGATATACCTTTATTTAGAGACTGGGAGCAGCAAAGGTATCAAATAGATAGAACAGTACTAGAAGTGCACAGGGCTGGTAATTTTAATGAGAATTATTCTGTTGACTTTGGAGAAGTCACATTTCCCATGTCTCCACAGGAAGAGCGTGAATGGTTAGATTGGAAAATGGCTAAAGGGTTAATGACTAAAAAAGAATTATTATTACACTTTAACCCTGATATGAGTGATGAAGAATTAGAAGCCAAGATGAATGAAGTCAAGGAAGATAGAACTGCAGAAGCAGAAGCTGAAAGAGAAACGCAACAAGCAACGCAACCAGCATTTGAAGGATTGAGAAAACTTGGCACAATTAATCAATAACCATTTGGATAAATTAGATAAATTAGAAGAAGTGGTGGTGGAAAACGCAGATAATATATTACCCTCTATAAATGTAGATGACTTGTTAAAAAACCCCGAGAATTACCTATTAGCACTTGGGGATGCTTTTTTAAAAGAGCATATAGGTGAAATTGAACAAGCTGCTGATGCAGGAAAAGCGTTCGCAGATAATATATTAAAATCATTATGAATACAAAAGTAAAAGTCACAAAAAATTTTAATTTAGGTAAAATAAAACTTGACCTAAGTAAAGAAATAAACGATTTTGGTAAAATCATAAGGAAAGACCACTATCAAAGGTTAGAAAGAGGGTTGGGTGTGAATGGTAGTCCGATGGAAAAACTTTCACCTGAGACAATCGCTAAAAAAGGTCATTCTAAAATTTTAGTAGATAGTGGCAATATGAGAAATTTAGTTTTCAGAAAGAAAGCTACAGCTGCAAGCCAATCTGCTATTTTAACGCCAGGGGAAAAAAGAAAATACCCTGGAACTAAAGTCACACCTTCTCAAGTAGCTTCTTTCCATCAAGAAGGCGGTCCCAATTTACCTCAAAGACAATGGTTCGGAATAAGTAAAAAAGCAGAAGAAGATGGAGAAAAAAGAATAGTTGAAAAAATAAAACAAGAAATAGATAATGCCTAGCCCTTTAGAAGTTTACATATCAAATGAAATCAGTAGTGCTGCGACCAAAACTACTATGGATTTATCTAGTTTAATAAATAATATGAAAGCGTCTGGAATGTCTGACTCTAATATTAAAGATAAATTACTAGAAGATTTATGGATGTCTGAACCTCGTGGTGGAAGAATATTCGGAGGGTATAGAAATACAATAAAATCTAGTGTAAAAAATGGAATAGGTTACGCATCAAATGAAGCAGCGAAAAATAAGTGGCTAAAAGAAGGGGTTAAAGAATTTAGGTGGGTTAGTGTGGGCGATAAAAGCGTTTGCATAGATTGCGAAGAAAGGCATGGGGAAGAAGGGACTTTTGATTTTATAGCTGCACTGGGGTTGCCTAAATCGGGATTTTCTATATGCCAGTCTAATTGCAGGTGTCAAATAGTTCCTAAAGATTATAAAGAAGAAAAACCTAAAGAACCTATATTGAGGAAAAAAACCACTGAAGAACCCGCAACTGCTCCTAAGCCTAAAAGAAATAATATAATTCTGAGGGGTTATCAAAACGCTTCTGTTGCGATGGAAAAATTTTACAAATCTTTAGACAACAAAATAAAAATGTCTGCAGTCAAATATGTTGGCGGTGACCATAAATTAGCAAATCCTGTATTGAGGGGGAATTACGAAAAAACCACAGCTGGAAAAATGAACGTAAAAAGAAACACAATCAAAGCTAAGTTAGCAGAAGGAAAAGAATTAATAGAAGATTTAAAAAAATTCTGCGAAATATCCCCTGATTACACGGGAACAGTGTATAGGCATGTAGGTTTTAGTGAATACGGCACAACTGGTTTGAAAAAAGCCAGAGAAATATTAGATTGGTTTAAAGATAACCAAGGGGGAATGTTCTCTAATAAAACATTTTGGAGCACCAGTAATAATGCTAATTTGAATTACGGTGGTTATGGTAATCTAAATTTAGATTTCACTATTAAAAGCAAAACGGGAACAGTTTTAAATGGATTAAATAACATTAAAAGTAAAACTGGTATCCGTGAAGATGAAATACTGTTTGCCCCAGACACGCAATTTAAAATAGTTAAAGCTAAAGAAGTTAAAAGAATTGAAAAAATGAGTGATGGGTATAAATTTGAACACACAGTTTTAGAAGTTACTTTACAGGAAATATGATGGCAGAAGGTGAAAAATTTACTGACATTGATATATCAGATATGGAAGCACCTATATGTAACCAGTGCAAACATTTCAACAGGTCTTCTATTAACGTCATTTGCACGGCTTACCCCAAAGGAATACCTGTTCAAATAATTAAAAATATAGTAAACCATAAAAAACCTTTTATCAATGATAATGGAATAATTTTTGAAAAAATTACTTAATAACAGAAAAAGGAGACAGTATGTCACAAGATAATACGCAGAATGCGACTGGTTCAATAGAGCGACCACCAGTAGAAAAAGCAGTTGCTCAAGAGGTGGTAACTGATAACCAAAAAGAACAACCAGCAGAGCCTGAAATTGGAAGTTTGATTGCAGAAAGCAAAAAGTATAGAAGTCGGGCACAGGAAGCTGAAGATAAACTTGCCAAAATGGAAAAGAAGTTAGCTACAGACAGAGAAAAAACAATGGCTGAACAAAACAAATGGCAAGAACTCGCAGAAGAAAGAGGAGCCAAGTTGCTAGAACAGGAACCTGTTATAGAAGCTGCAATGAATGAAATGGCTGCATTCCGTGAGGAAATCTTAGCTGACTTTACTGAAGAGGACAGAGAAGCGTTTAAGGATTTGAACCTTACTCAGCTTAGGACTCTTCATAATAAATTAATTAATGAATCTAATTCGGTAAGACCTACAGATGGAACCCCAGCTAGAACGGCTAATCCGGACAATAAAAATTGGCTGGAAATGGATCAAAAAGAAAGACGTGACAACTGGAGTAATATTTTAGATAGTTACCGACTTAGAAAAAAATAAGGAGCTTTAAATGGCTGATTATCATGGCTTTCATGGGGACGTAACTCAGAAGTCCGATATTGACGTATTCGTGCCTGAACTTTGGGCAGATGGCGTATATCGTTATTTTGAGAAAAATCTCATTTTTAAACCATTTTTTGACGACTACTCTAGTCTCGTGCAAGGCAGAGGAGACGTTCTTCACATACCAACGATTCAAGAAGTTGCTACAGATGACAAGTCTGCTAATACAGCAGTGTCTTACACAGCAAATGTTGAAACTGATATTGACTTGGCAATCGACCAGCACAAATATGCTGCAAAGTTGTTTGAGGATATAGCTATGGTGCAATCTAATGAGCAGTTGTTCTCTAAATACGCTGCATCTATGGGGTACGCACTAGCGAAAGCGGTAGATACAAAAATAGAGGCATTGCTTCAGACTATCGGTACAACCCAGAGTCTAGCTGCAGATAATGGACTAACTAATGCTGATGTTGAAACGGCTTTGGGAACATTGATGAGTAACGACATCCCTCAGGATGAATGTGCTTTCTTTGTTAATCCGCTTATCTACGCTGACTTACTAAACTCTAAAGCGTTTGTAACTAATAACTCAGGTGCTGGAGTTGGTTTTGGTAATGATAACGCAGTTATGCAGACTGGTCAAGTTGGAAACCTATTTGGTATTCCAGTTTTCACTAGCTCTTTGATTCCTACTACTACAAGTACTGGAATCGAAGCTGGTTACCTGGTGCATAAATCTGCTATCGCTGTTGCCGTTCAACAGGATATTAGAATCCAGTCAGAGTATGACGTAAGTTATTTAGGAACCAAAGTGGTTGCTGACATAATTTATGGTGCTGTGATTACTACTTCTAACCACGTTAAAGGAATCGAATTTCTTAATCCGTAAACTTAACTGGTTATTAATCAAAGTGGGGTATGATCCGCTCTGCCCCACATTTTAAAAAGGGAACATATTATGATTATATTAGAAAAAGGTAACAATAAAAGAGTTGCTATGAGCAGAGAAGAGGCTCAAAAGCATGTAGATAAAGGCTATAAGGTTATTAAAAATAAATTAGGCGGTGATAAAATAGTAGCTTCAAAGCCTAAAAAGAAAAAGAAAAAGAAATAAAACTTTTAAAACCTTATGGTTCGTTTTTAATTTTAGTGTGTTTAGATAACTCATTCACGCTAGTCATAGCTTAGAGAGGAAGAGAAAATGGCAAAATCCAACCTACATAAATATTCAGCCCAAGAAGCATTAAACGTAATTACCGCAGGTGGTGGCTATGATTACGTTACAAATGCAACAGTAAATTCCCATGTCTATTGTGCAATAACAGCTTTATCAGTAGACGCTGTTGTTTCAGCAACCAGCATGGATACAGACATTTGGGATTCTTTATCATCTGTTACAATTTTAGCGGGGCAAACAATATATGGACAATGGTCAGCAGTAACTGTAGCTAGTGGTGACTTTGCGATAGTGCATAGAATTTGGTCAACTGATTAAGGAGATATATTATGGCAGATTTACACAAAAGGTCAGTACAAGAGGCTTTAAATGCAACAGTCGGGGCAGAGTGGACTGTATCAAGTGCAGGTACAGCGGGAAGTTCAGCTAGTACAGGAAATACAACCCATAAATCATTATCAACAATGACTTCTAATTTAGGAGTCTATTCAGCGGTAGAAATTTATTTTAATTTCTCGGCTACCACGACAGATGTAAATGCTTCAAATGATTTACTAATCCCTAAAGACACATTAATTTTCTTAACAGTTCCCAGGGGATTAGGCAATACTGTTTATTTCAATTATAACTCAACATCAACCACAACGGGAGCAGTAAGGATTGTAGAATGCTAAATAAAATGTTTACAACTGCGGGAGATAATGCAGCATTAGCTGGTGGCACTATTAGTGGCGACCTTACTATCACAGGTGATTTAAAAGTAGAGGGTGGTGGCTCATTTACATACGATGAGATAATTGAAGGTAATTTAGAAATTGATACAGATATTTATTTAGGTCAATATATTATTCATAAGGGTGATACTGATTCTAAATTTGGATTTGCAGCTAATAATAGATTTTATGGTTATATTGGTGGTGCTGATATATTTGATATTTATGCTAATGAAATTTGGTTTAATCCTCAAAATGCAGATATAGATTTTCAAATAGGAGCATCAGGTGCTAGTAAAGATGCTTTTGTTGTAGAAGGTTCGTCAGGCAATATTGGGATTGGAACTGCCTCACCCACATCAGGCTGTAATCTACATATTAAAGACACTACTGATGCTATATTAAAAATTGAATCTACTCAAACTGGTACAGATATGGGTGGTATTCAAATATATCACAATACTAGCTCTCCAGCTGATAATGATAGTTTAGGATATATACAATTTAATGGTAATGATTCAGGTGCTAGCGCCCACAATTATGTTAATATATCTGCATATAGTGATGATGTTACTGGGGGAACTGAAGATGGTCGATTACAATTTCAGGTAATAGAAAATGCAAGTACTGTTACAATGTTTAAACTTAGTGCTGGTTCTCGCATCAGTCTTAGTAATAATGATAGTGGTGGTACTGGAGATGAAGATAGCAATAGTGGAAATACTGTATTTGGATACTTAGCAGGTAATAGCATAGATGATGGCAGTATAAGGAATATATTTATCGGGCATCGTGCAGGTTCAGGTAGTCTTAATGATGCTACAAATAATACAATGATTGGTGGAAATTCAGGTAGAGGATTAACGACAGGAGATAGCAATACTGCTTTGGGGTACAACGCTGGAAGAACTATTGCTACTGGAGAAAAAAATGTATTATTAGGAGAACTTGCGGGTTATAATATTTATCAAAGAAGTAATAATGTCTATATTGGATATGAGGCAGGTAAAATTATAGATGGTGGAGGTGACAATACTGCCATAGGTTATCAATCTATGCTTTCATCAGGGACTGCTGGGAACAATACTAATGAAGGCAATACCGCAGTTGGATATCAAAGTTTATTATCAATTACTACAGGAGACAAAAATGTCGCTGTAGGATATGGTGCAGGAGATGCTCTCACGACTGGTGGGGTTAATGTAATGATTGGTCAGAGTGCAGGAACAGGAACTACAGATGTAGATGGTGCTGTTATAATCGGTTCTAATGCAGGTATTGCAAATATGACATCAGGTGCTGATAATACAGTAGCTATAGGTACAGATGCGTTAAGAAGCCTTACTTCAGGGGCTGGAAATATTGCTATCGGTTATCAAGCTCTAAAAGTTCACACAACTGGTATAAGAAACATTGCTATCGGTTATCAAGCTATGAATGACACAGATGCTGGTTCAACTTCACTTGCGTCAGAGGATAATATTTTTATTGGTCAAGATGCTGGTGGTGGTACTTGGACTAATGTCGCTTCAAGTCAAAATGTCGGTATCGGTACATATTCAATGGACTCTGCTTTAGCTGGAGCTATGAGAAATACTGCTGTAGGTTACTGGACATTAAGTGCTGTAACATCAGGTGGTGACAATGTTGTAATGGGAAGAGCAGCAGGAAATAGTATAACGACTACATCAAATACAGTTTTAATCGGTAATAGTGCGGGAACTGCCATAAATCATACAGGTGCAAACGGAACAGTCGCTATTGGATATCAAGTTGCTCAAGCACTTACATCAGGTGCGCAAAATACTATTTATGGGTATCAGGGTGCTAAAGGAATTACAACTGGTTCATACAATGTAGTAATGGGGTACGCAGCCTTAGATGCAGCCGATGGTGGAGAATCTAATAATATTAGTATTGGTACTAATGCGATGGGTTCTATTAATAATGATGCATCAGACCACAATGTAGCCATTGGAGATTCTACTTTATTAGGTGGTACTGGAACTGTAACAAAGAATGTTGCAATCGGATCTAATGCAATGGGAACTGGAGTTGCTAATAATGACCAAACTGGTACTGTTGCGATAGGATACGATGCATTACAAGATTTAACAAGTGGATCTGGTAACACAGCTATAGGATACCAAGCATTAAGGTTAGCAACAACAGCTGGGGCAAATACTGTAATGGGATACCAAGCAGCCCCACTTTTAGTTAGCGGAATTTATAATATTGTTATTGGTAGAGAGGCTATGTTAGCAGCTGATGGAGCTGAATCATCAAATGTTGCTATTGGTCAAAGCAGTATGGGCGGTGTTAATAATGATAGTACAGCTCAAAATATAGCAGTAGGTAGAAATTCATTGGTCGGTGGCACAGGAGCATTAACTGATAGCATTGCTATTGGATATTTTACAGCTGATGGAACAGGTAGTATAGGTGGTGCTAATAACATATTCATGGGTAGTAATGCTGGTGGAGGAACTTGGGCGACCTCAGCATCAAATAAAAATGTTGGTATTGGCGTTGAATCTATGGATGCAGCTATGAATGGAGCTGATGATAATACTTCAGTAGGTTATAGGTCAGGTAGTGCATTAACTACTGGAGATAACAATGTATTTTTTGGTTCTAATGCGGGATTGGCTATCACAACCGGAGAAAACAATGTGCTAATCGGGCATGCAGCTGGAGATGCAGGAACAACTATAAATAATTCAGTTGCTATTGGTAAGGGTGCAATGGGAGCTGTTCCATCAGGTCAAGCAGTAGAAAATGCGGTAGCTATTGGAGTAGGTGCGTTGGCAGGTAGTGCAAGTACAACTGATGGAATAAATAATACTGTCGCTGTAGGCTATAAAGCATTAGAAGCACTTACTACGGGAGGTGGTAATCTTGCTATTGGATATGAAGCAGCCCACCTAATAACAACAGGTACTGGAAATACGGCTATTGGTTTTGATTCAATGAAAAATTTAGTTAGTGGAAGTGGTAATGTCGCAATCGGATACGAAGCAGCAGAAGGATTTGAAAATGGTGAAACTGGTAATATAGCTATTGGATTTGAGGCGATGGCTACAGCAGATGAGGGAAGTGGTTCGGGTAACGAAATAGATAATAATATTGCTATTGGGTATCAATCATTATTAATGGGAGACTTTGGAAGTACTGGTAGCAGAGTTGGAAAAAGAAATATTGCTATTGGTAGTTACGCTCTTAATTCAACTGGCACAAATTCACAGACTGGAACTATAGCAATAGGATATGAAGCATTAACTGCACTCACTTCAGGGGTTAATAATCTTGCAATAGGCTATCAAGCTGGAGCTGCTCTTACGAGTGGAACATATAACCTTGCTATAGGTGGTTATGCATTAGATGCTGAAGACACTAGCGATGGGAATGTAGCTATAGGTTGGCAAGCATTAACTACTCAAAATGCAGCTGATAACGCAGGAAATACAGCAGTAGGGTATCAATCGCTATTTGCATTAACGACTGCAATTAGTTCAACAGCAATCGGTTATAAATCAGGTCAATCTGTTACGACTGGTCATAATAATCATTTATTCGGATATCAAGCAGGAAAATCTCTTACTGTTGGTAGATACAATACTGCAATGGGACATGGTGCTTTAGATGCAGCTGTAGAAGATTCAAACAATGTCGCTATCGGACATAATGCTTTAACTGCTCAGAATGGTGGTGGTAGCGACGGAAGTGCGACAGATACAAACAATACTGCTGTAGGTTACAACTCGGGATTATCTGTAACTACTGGTGTAAACAATGTTTTCTTAGGAGCATATACAGGAGATGCAGTCACGACTGCTAGTTATAATACATTACTAGGGTATGCAGCTGGTACAACATTAGTTACAGCAACAAGCACTAACAATCAACACAATGTTTATGTAGGTAATATGGCAGGTGCTCTTTCAACTGGATATGATAATGTTATCGTGGGTTCAGAGGCTGGAGATGCTTTAACATCAGGAAATTCAAATGTAGTTATTGGTAGAAACGCTTTATCAACTGCTCAAACTGTTACTGATTGTGTTATAATTGGTCGTGAAACTGGAAATGCGATTGCAGCAGGTGTAGCTGCAGCTGGAGTTATTGCAATAGGAAGTTTTGCTTGTAATGATATAAATAGTACAGATGCAAATTATACGATTGGTATAGGCTACTTAGCAGCTGCAAATATAACTTCAGGTCAGCAAAATATAGCAATAGGGTATGCTGCTTTAGGTACAGCTACAACTGCCGACCAAAATACTGCTGTAGGTTATAATGCATTGAATACAAATACTACTGGTAATGGCAATACTGCTCTTGGAAATGGAGCATTGGCAACTCATGTAACTGGAATAAATAATGTTGCTATCGGAAATGGGGCGATGAAGGATACTGATGCAGGTGATAATTCAAATGATTCAGACTATAACACATTTGTAGGATGGGCATCAGGTGGCGGAACTTGGGCAGACCAAAAATCAGAATACAACACAGCAGTAGGTGGAGCTAGTATGGCGTCAGCATTAGAAGCAGCTGTGTACAATGTTTCTCTAGGGTATAGGTCGTGTGAAAGTTTAACAGCTGGAGATGGGAATACTGTAGTTGGAGGTATAGCAGGAGCTAACATTACATCAGGTCTTAGAAATGTTGTAATTGGCTACAATGCAGCAACTACTCTAACAACTGGAGATTACAATATATATATTGGTGCGCAGGCTAATGCATCAGGTTCTAATGTAGATGATGAAATCTTACTAGCAGCTGGTACAGATACAATGACTGGTGGTGGTACAGAAACAGTTAGAATAGGTGTTGATTCAGATTACTATACTTTAGATTTTAGTCAAGGTAGTCAAAGCTGGACTCACTCATCTGATAGAAGAATTAAAAAAGATATAGAAGATTCTGAATTAGGTCTTGATTTTATTAATGATTTAAGACCAGTCACTTTTAAGAAAAAAGCACCAAGTGAATATCCCAAAGAGTTTGAACAACATAATCCAAATAAAACAAAGCGTAAGAACCCTGATAAAATACAATACGGATTTATTGCCCAAGAAGTAAAAGATGCAATGGATAAAGCAGGTCATTCAGAGTTTTCAGTTTGGAAAGAAAATAGAGATGGTATGCAAGAACTTGGTGAAACAGCATTTATTACACCATTAATTAAAGCAGTTCAAGAGCTATCTGCTGAAGTAAAATCGCTCAAGAAACAATTAGAGGAAAAGTAAATGAAAAACT